ATACACATGAGCCTCTGAGCTCTGTGTAGGGTCTGCTACGGGCATTATATCCAGTTCTGTAGCATCAAAGATGGATTTGCTCACTTGAATATCTAAATCGTTATATTTAACGAATCTCTCTAGCGTACTAAACTTACCATAGAGATAGAACATCATCTTGAATTCTTTCTTTAACGAATGGAACAATTTCTGCACCATAGGCTTGAATGCCCGTGTGCCTTGTTCAACAATCGCTAACATAGTTGTCGCGGGAACGTTTTGACCTTCCGAGTCTCCCATTAGAGCTTGTGTAACAAACCCCGTTTCCTTCCCAGCATCAATGAGCAGTCCTAACAGACTGAACAGCACTTGAGAAGGTTCTTTAAAGGGCAGGGGCATAATTTGGGAACGTATGTCAACGTTAGGAGGTATTTCAAGTTGAGTGAACTTTCCCAGCTCCTGCTTTATTTCTCGTTTCTTTGTTTTGAATGCTTTAGTTGTGAATCCACCTTGTTGGTTCGCTAACGTACCAGAATCAATCAGCTGTCTTAATACACTGGTAATAGATTTGTTCTGATGGAATAACAAGTGGTTCAGACCCATGCTGTGATACTTACCTGCTGGATCATCTATACAATGATAGTCTATTACATATGGACGTGGAACGATTTTCTTAACCTTTCCTTTATCGTTGACATGAATGTCTTCTACTTCATATCCTGCATATATGCCTAATACTTTTGTGGAGTCTTTATGGAAATAAACTATGTATGGTTCTTGGTAATCATCTTCATCTAAATCAAGATAACAAAATTGTTCTAATATTTCATAAACTGGATTGGTGTCTTGTAAATCTTGAAGGTCATCACACTCTCCTGAGGGTCCTGCCTTGAGGTCATCTATATCAATGTCTGAGAATCGACCCGCTCGGATGTTTTCCATGATTTCGTTCTTAGTCATGTAATTGCGAATAGTTATTCGCCGAGCTTTATCTATGGAAGCTGTATTTGTATTAATGATGACATCTTCTGGACTGAGCACTTCACTGAGTACTTTGTCTTGTCCTGCGTCAAAACGCAGTTTCCTATATCCTGTTCCCCAAGCACATATCATTCCTATTAGTTTATGACTTTCTTTAAGCCAACTATCAGAATCAATGAGCAAGTCATATGAGAAGAATGAACTGACCTTTTCTGCTTTAATTGCTTTCATACCGTCTGGGTCTGGTCCCAGTACAGCGCATTCTGCCACCTTGTTATTCCTAACTAAGTGGGGAATTAATCTCGAGGATAGCTGTATAGTTGCTGATGCCAACAGTGGATATATAACTTTTGAATGTGCATAATTCTGTGTGTGTTCTGTATTCGTTTCTGCCTTAATCATCTTCAAGGCTTCTTTATTCATGTCTATCCAGTCTTGACAACTAGACTCGTCTATATCAAAACCATGAGCAGCGTCTGTCACTATATCTTTTAATTGGTCGTCATCTAACAGTTCTGCTATATTGTCTGATTGAACAAACTTTAATAATTTTTCTATTCCCACTATACCTCTCTCCAATGGATGCTATACTGTTCATTAACCGCCTTAATGTATGATACACTACTCATTCAATAACCTGGTATTTCACGGGTTCAATAACCCGTGAGTGGGTCATAATCCCTATTTTGTTTATGATCTTCATATGGATCGACATCTTCCATTTCCATATCATAATGGGATACAGCAATCATTTCAAAGATGGAAATTCCATATCGCAGCGCATCTAACAGATGGTCATCTTGATTGCGAGCAATCTTGTTTGGGTCCTTTGAATCGTATCTGTAAACCCTGAATTCATCTAGTAACATATGCATGTTATTGAAAAACTTTAATGTTCCTGCTTCTAACATATTGTATATTTGGCTGATACCTGTTACAATACTGTTATATCCTGGATGTAGGTCAAGACCCAGACTGCGATAATAATCAATTCTCATTCTGCCATCGTCTCGTCTGCCACCTCCTGATGGGTCTGCAGCTCCTGCCATCCACTCGCCTCGTTCTTTAATAGCATAGGCGTGTTGTGAATCTGGCAGCTTACCTCGCTTGTATTCCGAGTAGACATATATAATCTGTGTCACTGGGTCTTGGGCCAGCCACAGAGCTGACGTTTCATTCCATCCAAAATCCATACAGTATGCACGTGGAAAGTAATCTGGTATCTCTATCATGCTAACTGTGACGTCATCTTCCGATATCGGATAGACTCGTCCTGATCCTAAAGCTGGAATGCCTTTCGTCCTCGCGTCGCGCTCATTAGGTGGCATCTCAGCTATCATTGTTGCTTTATCTTCTTCTGTCAAATGAGGAGCATCATCCCATGAGATCGCTATTGCATAACGTTCTTTATGTTCTGGATGGGTTCCTTCGACAGGGAATCGACCGTTAGGTAAATAACGCATGACCACTTCACTCAGTCCCTTTAAGGGGGTGAACATCATCATACACTTGCCCGGCTCTTTAACTCCCTTTACGCCTCTTAAACGTGTAATACACTCTGAGTATATTTCTTCAGGAGGTTCTTCATCGAAGATGATTAAATCTAAGGTAGCAGCTTGAAATTGGTTCCGTCCCATCTCAAATGTCTTCACTGTGACAGAACTTATGCCACCCTTTATATGTTTAGTTTGTATCTGGCCTATTGCTCCTGGTACTCCAGGCATAGACTTGGTATCATGTAACATGTCTTTTCGTATTAGCCCGGTACCTAATTCTTCGCCTACATTTCCTAGTAAGCATTGTTGCATTGAGTCGCGCCACAGGGAACCTGATTCGCATACTACCCAGCATTTAATAGCTTTCTTAAATCTGTTTCCTTTCCACCAATCAGGGTATTGACCCGTCATGTGCAGGCATAATTCATATGCTCCACTGAAACTTTTGCCTGATCCGTTGCCACCACCTAGCACTCTGAATCTGTGTGTTGCTCCTGCGGTGAAGAAATCTACGTGCTTGTGATACAAACTACGTGCGAATCCTCCGGTATCTGGAAATACAGAATCAATCAGATTATACTTCTTATGTTCACTAAATGCCTGCACAGCTCTCGCTATGTTTAACAGTTTGTTCCTATCCATCTATTATTTTCGTCAGTTCCGGATGTTTTTCCATTTGACTCTTGATGAAATCTAACAATTCCTCATTTGTCTGTTCATTGAGGACGTTCATGGTATCTATATTAATTTGTGTGTTCTGAGTTGCAGCGGATTGTTTCTCGGCCCATCCATGTCGATACTTGCCCAAATCTCTCCAGAATTGATAGTCAACATCTGATTGTTTCATCATGCCTTGTCTACCTATATCTTCATGTATTGCATCAAATGCAACCTTGCCCCTTTCATGGGCGTCTTTTAATTCGGGTACTTCTTTAATCCATCTGTAGAATGTAGATCGAGATATGTTCCACTGGGCCATCACTTCTGTATCCGACAATCCGGCAGCCATTTTCTTATATAGCTCTACACAGTGTGTGGAAGTATATTTAATCAAACTGCTCATTCTTACCTCTGGACCTAGATGCAGGTTTGGCCACTACATTTAGCAGTGCTTTTTGTACTTCTTTAATTTCCACTAGAACTTCTTTGATAACATCAAGACGAACAAGAATAGCTACGTTGGCTTTTTCTAATTCCTGTACCCGCAGATTTAATGCTTTCTCCATTGTCTGCATACGCAACTCAAATTCTTTCTGAATCGTTGCATTAGACAGTTCTGTGCGCTCAAGTCGGTAATCTATTTTTTTGAAAAACCACCAGAAGATAACACTAAGAGGAACTATAGCAAACTTGTACAAAATACTAAAAAGATCTCCGTCTATCACTTACCTGCTTCCTTTTGTATACTTAAAACTTTATCTAATACAGGACTTATTAAATCTACTTGAGGCTGTGTAAAACCATTAAGTCCCACCGTCTTCTTCATAATATCAAATATTTCTTTCTTAGCTTGTTCAGTGTTAATACCATTAGCTTGTCCTTTAGCCTCAATTGTACCAAGGTTAACTGACTGTCGCACTGCCCATGCATCTTGAATTGCTTGGAATATAGTGCCTGTTGCATTAGCTACCACTGGCAGTCCCCATATAACAAAAACAACACTGACATACATCTGTGCATACCACACAGGAATTAAAGTCATGTTAGCCCATAAGGATGCTCCATAGCTTGTAGACAGACAGGTTATAATAATTGGAATGTTTAATAAAAGAAAGGATATTGCTTTGAATGTTTGACTTGTGGCTAATAATTTATTTTGTTCTGATATTACAGCAGACTGTGCTATTTGCGCAGACAGAGCTAACTTGTCTTTTTCCACTTGCATTGCAAGATCAGCTGATGCTTGTACTTGAAGGGCCTTTGTTTTAAAGTATTGACCTAGTGGACCATTCTCTCCGAATAACCCTGACAGTAACGGTATTAACGCAGCAAACCACACTTAATAACTCCTTTTCCATGGGATGCCCCATGCACTGAGCTCACCAATAACTTTATTTAAATCAGAAACTTTTATTTTAATATCGTTGTTTTCTTTTGCTGTTTCTAACAAGACTTCAGGATATCCCCACTTTACAAACAAGTCCACCATCAGAGGCCAATTGCTTAAAGTGTTGATTGTTACTTCTGAATCTCCCTGCTTTATTCTCATACTAATTGGTTTCCACTTAAGGTTAGAATCTAGTATCAACTCTTAACCCCTTGATTCTATACAGTATTTACTATATAGTTATTCTAATTAGTGCCGAACTTTCATCGGCCGTCCAGATAACCTCACGCTTTTGCCTTTCGACATACACGACTGTTGTTACCTGGTCTTTGTTCTTACAAGAACCTTGTTTGATACTGAGTTCTAACCTTGTGGGAGTTTCCCACAGAAGTGTTTAATTAGAACACCTCTTAGATACATCATAGCACAGTGGCTATTATTTGTCAAGGAAATTTTAAAAATTAAATGGAACAGATTTTTGCCCCGGCAATTTCATCTGTTTAGTCGGCACGCTGCCTGGACTAATGCCAGGTCCTACAGGGGTTTGTCTGGCTGGGTTGGCTGGCACTGGCTTGGCATATCTCATCTTAGTTGGTCGAGTCGGCATTGGCATTACAATAGGTCCATTAGGTCCCATTGGTTGTGGTAATATAGGTTTTCTCATATTGTTCTCCGTTTTAGTTTATACTTAACCATAGCACACTTTGTTCTGTTTGTCAAGGATTTTCTGTAAATTAATTTCGAGCGTGCTATATGGACGCTTTCTGGTGTAATCAACCGGTCCTTTCTGGCCCGTGTCGTTAGGGTGTCTGGCTAGATGTCTGGCCATTGTCTTTTTCTTGTTCTTCTCCAGACGTCCTTCTATTGTGTATCTCTGACTGAACACTTTGTTTCTGCCGTGCTTTCGGTTTGTCTTACCCGATTTATGAGCTGGCATTTTTATTCTCCCCTTTTATATTCACGTAATAATATTGATCCCTACTAGATAGTATAGCACAGTTAGAT